AAGTGCTGCTCAAATTGTAGAGTTACAGAAAACTGATGCTCCAATACTTGGTCTTACTGGTTCTTTATCTAAAGAATCTAAAAAACTATTAAAAGATGAGTTACTAATAGAACCTATATTTACATATTCAGTTGAAGATGCTATCAATGATGGTATTGTAGCTGATTACAAAGTATATCTTATTGGTGTACCATTAGACAATAAAGACAAATATATTGAAGCAGGTACAAAGGATAGTAAGTTTATGACTACTGAATATGCTAATTATCAATATCTTACAGCTCAGTTTGAGAAGTTTAAAAAACTTGCATGGAATAATAAGAAGTTTGATGCTGTTAAAATGCAGTATGCATCTAAAAGAGCATCAATGCTTTATACTGCTAAATCTAAAATAGCAACAGCTAAAAAGATTATTGCAGACCATAATAGATGCTTGATATTTACAGCAAGAACTGAAACAGCAGATGATTTTGCTACATCTTATCATTCTAAGAGTAAGGAAGATTATTTAGAGCAATTTAAAGATGGTACTATCAATAAACTTGCTGTATGTGAAATGACTAATATGGGTATTACCATTCCTAATCTAAAAGTAGGTATATTTCATCAGATGAAATCTTCAGAAGAGTCTGCAATTCAAAAGGTTATGCGTATGTGTAATGTAGAACAAGATGAAATTGCTGAAATTTACATTACATATTTCATTAACACAATTGATGAAGAATGGGTCAAAAAAGCTTTATCAGGTCTAAATCCTGAAAAAATTATCTATGTAAATCGTGGATAATTCATAGAAAAGTCATATTTTTAATGGCTCTGTCATCCTAAGTGGCAGAGTTTTTTGTCACTATTAAACTACAACAATATGCAGATTAATCAGGAAATTCCAAAGTTATTGGCAGAACATGGTGTTGATTGCAGTTTAGGTCTATTATATTTACTTGGTGTACATCATAATCTTGATGGTATAAGTGAAATAATACCTGAACCAATTGTCAGACTTGTTAATAACTTAGGAATAGTAGAAAGAAACTACAGAGATAACACTATTGAATGGCATTTACCTCTCTATGATGGTCAAAATGTAGATTCAGTATGGGATTGGGTTAATGAATATCGTAAACTCTTTGCATCAAAGAATAAAGAGAGGGAAGGTAATAAGAAATCCTGTGTACAAAGAATGAAAATGTTTTTTGCTCAAAATCCTGAAGTTAGAAAACATGATGTATTAGATGCTACTACTATGTATCTTAGAACAGTAGAGCCTAAGTTTGTAAAAATGGCTGAGAGATTTATCTTTGATGGTCAGGGTAATTACAAAACCAGCATGCTGCTTCAATGGGTTGAAAGGTTGTGGGAAACTAAAAGACAGCAAATTCAAGACCCTAATCTTAAGATGATGAAATGAATTTCATAGAAGCATTTAAAGAGGGTCAGCAAGGAAATAACAAGGGTTTACCAACAGGTCTTATTCCATTAGACAGGGCAATAGATGGTGTTCAAAAGAAAGCTATATATGGTGTAGCTGCAGGTCCAAAGGTTGGTAAATCTACACTCGTAGATTTTGCATTTGTTATTCATCCTATACTTTATTGCTTAGAACATAAGTTACCAATCCACATTATTTATTTTTCTTACGAGATTGACAGGGTCAAGAAAGAATTTGACTTTGCATCATTCTTCTTCTACCATGATTATCAGATTGATACTATTGAGCATAATGGAATAGAATACCCTATGTCTGCAAGATATTTATTAGGTAAGCTACAAGATGCTCAAGGTGAAATTATTCCTGTATCTAAAGACCATCAGCAAAAGTTATCTACAATCTATAAAACAAGAATTATTCCTCTCTTTGGTGAGTATGACATTAAAGGTCATAAGGTAACAGAAGGTGTAATTCAATTTTTAGAAGATAGGGATAATCCTACTGGTATGAGAAATACTATTCTTGCTTATGCTAAACTGAATGGTGAGTTTCAATTCCAGGAATATGAAACAACAGATGATGGAAAGAAAGTAAAGAAACAAAGATTGATAGGTTATGTACCTAAAGACAAGGACAAGAGAACTATAATTATTACAGACCATATTCGTAAGCTTAAAAGAGAAAGAGGTTACTCTATGAAAGAGAACATGGACAAATGGATAGAATACACAGTAGAACTGCGTAATTTCTGTCATTTTACATTTGTACACATTGTGCATCTTAATAGGTCTATTTCTAACATAGAAAGACTTAAGTTTAATGGTGAGTATATTTATCCTACAGGTGAAGATGTAAAGGATTCAGGTAATCTATCAGAAGAATGTGATTATCTTCTTACACTCTTTAATCCTACTGATGAGAAATATGGATTAACTACACATTTTGGATATATCCTTGAGGAATATCCTAATTATAGGTCTATCCATTTAGTAGAATCTCGTGATACAGAATGCCCACAGCATTTAGCAGTTCAAATGAAAGGTAATGTAAAACAATTTAAAACTATTTAAAAATGGCACCAAAAGGTTATTATCGCAATTTAATTTCTGACCCTAACATCAGAATAGCATTTACTCATACACCTATTTATGGTTGTACAGTAGTAGATTCTTCTAAAGTGATGAATGAGCTTGAACAATCTCAAGATGAGCATGCACCATATTATCTTGATGGATTGAAAAAAGGTCTGATGATTACTATTGTAGAAAATCAAAACTCAAATGGTTATTTAAGACCAGGAGAATTATATTTTAAATCTTAAAAACAAAGCAATGGCAAAAATTATGGTAATTGCAGAAAGTGGTTTTGGTAAATCAACTGCTATCTGTCCAAGTGAAGAACTTGGAATTAAGGGTTTAGACCCTAATACTACTTTTGTAGTAAATGTTAGTTCTAAAGATTTACCTGCAAGAGGTTGGAAAAAGCTATATAAGCATATTCAAGGTAAAGACCTCAGTTCAGGTAATTATGTAGAAACTAACAATGGTTTGGATATAGCTGGTCTTATTACTATCCTTAATGAGAAGAAGCCTGAAGTTAATACATTAATTATTGATGATTTTCAGTACATTATGGCTGATTATTACATGGATAAAGCTAAAACTGCAGGTTTTGACAAGTTTCAAGACATTGGTTATTTTACAGGTCAAATATTCAAAGCTATCCAAAAGTTTAAAGGTCATGTTATTGTACTTACACATCCTGAAGAAGTTCAAGGTAATTTTGGTACTACATACAAGGCTAAAACTGCTGGTAAAATGATTGACCAGTATATTACTATGGAGGGTAAATTTGACATAGTACTATATGGTGCTCAAGATTATGATTCTAAATCAAAAAAAGCTATAAAGCAATTTGTTACCAATTATGATGGTAGATATCCTGCAAAATCTGCACCTGGTATGTTACCTGCCTTAATGGTAAATGATTTGGGATTAGTTGTTGAACTCGTAAATAAGTATTATGAAGGAGAGTAAAAGAAGACCAAGAGTCAAAATTGAAAAGAAACAATATACATTAGTGTATAGTGTACAACCAAGTAAACAATAATTTTTTAACTATTTTAATTTTTTAAACAATGCAAATCAAAATTTCAGAAATTCTCAATGACCTTACTAATGGTCAAACAAGACAGCAGATTAAAGAAAAGTACAACTTGAGTACTGCACAACTTAAATCTGTATTTGCTCATCCACTTCTCAAAGGTAGAAAGACTAAGAAAGTAGAACAGCCTATTGACTTAGTAGATGACATCAGTACACAAGATACAAGACCTGCTTATGCAATAGTAGAACCACAACCTGTTGCAGAAACAATCAGACCTGCATTAGTAGATAATGCAATTGATGACGAAGACCCTTTTAACTAAATTAAGGGAGGTAACTCCTCCCTTTTATTTTTATTCTTTAATTCTATAAAAACATAATTATGTACGGTTATAATAATGATGAGAAATCATCAGGTTCAGCAAGTTTTGGTCTTAATCAAGGAGTATTCATGACTAAGTTTGAGTTTAATCCTAATGGTGGTAAAGATGGGGCAGCTCAAGATTGCTTAGATATCACATTTGAATTTCCAGGTGGTGCTGTAAGAAATTACAGACAATTTCCTGTAACTCAAGCAGTTGATAAAGATGGTAACAAGGTTACTAATCCTAAAAGCAAAGAGATGATTTCAGCATTCAATGAGTTTAACTCAAAGATTACTCAAATCATGAAATGTTATGTTACTGAAGAAGTTCTTAAAAGAGAACTTACAGCAGCTAATAATTTCAAATCTTTTTGTCAGATTCTAAGCAATACTTTGCCTAAAGAATTTGCTGAAATTCCAATTGATGTGTTCTGTCAGTATCAATGGCAACCTAAAACTGATGGTGAAACTAAATATTTGGAAATACCTAAGAATGTAAAGCAAGGTAAAGTATTTGCTGCAGCTGAAGAAGGTAATTTCAAAGCAGTTCACATTAATAAGGAAGCAGGTATTGTTACTTACAATGGTAATGAATATCCTTTAACAGTTACTGGTAAGAGTGCAAGTTTCACTATTGGTGAAAAGACATTCAACATTGGTTCTGATAAAGGTTTGATTTACATTGCTAAAGTAGGTGATGAAATCAAAACTCATAGTATTACAAGAACTGCATGGTTTATGGATTCTAATTGGGCAAAAACAACAAATGAAGATGCTCCAATTCAATCTTCTTGGGATTAATTAACCATAAAATCTTAATACTATGTATGGCTATCATGAACAACTCACAATCGAAGAAGTATTTTTGAAAGTAAATCAAAAAGAAATCTTTACTCATGTTTTTGGTAAGTTTCAAGTAGGAGAGTACTTAGTATCTCCATTTAGAAATGATGATAGTCCAGGATGTTGGATTCAATGGCACAATGGAAAGTTATACTTTACTGATTTTGGTTCATATCATGCTAATTTAGACATGATTGGCATTATTCAGCTAAAGTATAACTTTTCATTTAAAGAAGCCTTAGACTTTGTTGCTAATTTTAAATGTGATGAGGAACCTGAATATATACAGCAGGCAATTACAGTATCAAAATCCAATTCTTTATGTTTGGAATTTTGTCCTAAGCTATTTGATGATTATCATAAAACATATTGGTCACAATATGAGATAACATCTAAACAACTAATTCAAGATAACATATTTGCAACCAAATGGTATAAAGTTAATGAGCATTATTTTTTTCCTAATGCAGCAGATACTACTTATACAATATCATTTGTTACTGATGCTAAAATCAAAATTTGTAATCCTAAGTACTCCAGAAAAGGTAAATGGGTTACAAATGCAAATCAAAATGTTATTGGTGGAACATCACAATTACCATTTTTAGGTGAAACTCTCTATATTACTAAGTCTTATAAGGATTGGAGAGTACTCAAAAACATAGGAATAGAATCTGTTATATATTTTCAGAATGAGGGTATGTTACCTGATATGAACATACTTAGCATGTATTT